GGCGACGTCTATTATAAGCTGAGCGCCGATAATCTCGCTGATCTTCCGGCTGAAGCTGTCGTTCCAGCGTCTGAGATCATCCACGATGTGACGTCGATACGCTATCACCCACTATGCGGCATTCCGCCATTGATTGCGGCAGCGCTGCCTGCGACGCAGGGATTGCGTATTCAATCGCAATCGTCGGCGTTCTTTGAGAACCGGGCGCAGCCGAGCGGCATTTTGACTGCGCCAGGTGAAATTCCGAAGAAGGAAGCGGATCGTATCAAAGAATTTTGGTCGACGGAATTTCAGGGTGGCAAGGCTGGCAAGGTCGCAGTGTTTCCGTTTGGTCTGAAGTTCGAACCGCTTGCGTTCACTGCTGTCGACAGTCAGTTGATCGAGCAGCTCGGGATGTCAGCCAAGATGGTTTGTTCCGCGTTCGGTGTGCCGGCGCACATGGTGGGAGCAACTGATCCACCAAGTTACAACAATATTGAAGCGCTCAATCAGCAGTACTATTCGCAGACACTGCAGAAATATTTCGAAGCGATCGAGCTGTCGCTCGATGAAGGACTTGGTCTGGTCGAGGTGGTTGGAAAAACGTATGGAACTGAATTTGATCTAGATGATCTGTTGCGGATGGACACTGCGACGTTGGTCGAGAGCGAAGGCAAAGCCGTTGGTGCTGGCATTAAGATGCCGAATGAATCGCGTCGTCGGCTCAATTTGCCGCCGGTCGTCGGTGGCAATACGCCATATCTGCAGCAGCAAAATTATTCTTTAGCCGCATTGAACAAACGTGACACCAGTGCGGATCCGTTCGCCAAGTCTAAACCGCCGGAGCCTGCTCCTGCTCCTGACACGTCTGGCGGTTCAACTGATACTGAAGACGCAGCCGCAGTAGCGCAGTTGGCCAGTTGGGCCATGAGGCACGAACTTGAGCGATTGCGAAAATGATGAATCATCAGCACGTCGAGGCTATCGTCAGAGGCATCGCTCCGGTTCTTGCTGCGGAGATTCAGTTGCTTCGGATGGATTTTACCGAGCGGCTGTTTGCACTCGGTGCTCGCTTGGATGCGTTGGAGCACATGACCCCACTCAAAGGTGACAAGGGTGATCCTGGTTTTGATGGCAAGGATGGCCTGGACGGTAAGGATGGGTTGCCTGGCGAACGTGGTGAGCTGGGGCCAATAGGACCGGCTGGTACGGATGGCGTAGACGGTCAGGCTGGTGCTGACGGTGCTATCGGTCCTGCAGGACGTGATGGCGATCCTGGGCCAGCTGGGCCGGTCGGGCCTGCTGGGCCAATCGGGCCGCCGGGTGAAACGGGGCTGGATGGTGTTATGGGCAAGGATGGCGCTGTGGGTATCATAGGGCCTTGTGGAGAGCCTGGGCCAGCCGGGCCGCCAGGTGAGAAGGGGCAAGATGGTTCCATGGGCAAGGATGGCGCTCCAGGCATTGTAGGGCCTCGTGGAGAGCCTGGGCCCGCCGGGCCGCAGGGTGAGAAGGGGCAGGATGGAATCGCAGGCCAGGACGGCGCCCTGGGCGCTGTGGGGCCCCGCGGAGAGGGTGGCCGGGACGGTTTACCGGGTCGCGACGGGTTGCCCGGCGTCCAGGGTGAGAAAGGTCGGGACGGTGTGAACGGCAAAGACGGTAGGGACGGTCTCGGGATCGAGGATTTAACCGAGGAGCTGGACGCGGATGGCCGCGAGCTGTTGCGCCGTTATTGGCGTGACGGTCAGGTGGTCAAGGAGTTCCGGCATCGGTCGCGGGCTATGTTGTACCGCGGGACGTGGCGACAGAAGGAATATTGTGCGGGCGACGTCACGACTTATGGCGGGTCCTGTTGGGTCGCACTTGTGGATACGGCCACTAAACCTGAATCGTCTTCTGACTGGCAGTTGGCTGTCAAGCGTGGGCAGCACGGTAAGGACGGTAAAAATGGTAGCGATGGTGAGCGCGGGCCCGCCGGCCGCGATGGAAAGTCTCACTGGGAGACCTGATTGGTGGCCCGATTGGCGAGATGAGACAGTTGCTATTGTCGCGTCTGGTCCATCAGCTAAGAAGGCTGGCGTCGAGTTGTTGCAGGACAAAGTTAGAGTTGTTGCGATTAATGAGAGTTGGCGGCTCGTTCCGTGGGCTGATGCACTGTATGGCTGTGATACCAAATGGTGGACGCTGCACGATGGTGTGAGGATTTTTAAAGGTTTGAAGATTTCAGCTGAACTCGAGGCTTGCAAGATTTACAAGGACATCAAGAAGATCACGATCACCAATGTCAGGTCCGACGAACTTTGCATTGATCGGTTGGGTTACGTGGGAGCAGGCGGCAATTCCGGGTTTCAGTGTCTCAATCTGGTGGTGCAATTCGGAGTGAAGCGAATTTTGCTTGTTGGTTATGATATGCGAATTGATCTTGGCGAGCACTGGCATCATCGACATCCAATGCCGCTTTCGAACCCGCATCCGCAAGACAACTTGCCGCGTTGGCGAAGAGCAATTGATGGTATTGCTGCGCGTCTTGAGGAGATGGGGGTTACTGTTATCAATTGTTCGCTTGTGAGTTTGCTCAAGGCCTATCCAAAGATGTCGATCGAGGAGGCATTGCGATGGCGAGATCAAGAGTAGCTCCGCTTAATGTTGATCAACGTCTATGGGCGTTGGAAGAGCTTGCTCGTCTTAATGAAGAAAATGTTCAGTTGCAAGCGGAGAACGAAGCGTTGAAACGATTGCTGGAGAACGTTAAACCACCTCATGGGCCACCTGATGAAGCGTCATATAAGCCGGGTGAAGGCGACGTGTGATGACAGTTCGCGTCTTCGTTGGTGTTTCTGGCAATGATGAGGATCTCGAGTTTCAGGCTGTGTTGCATTACACGCTGGAGAAATACGCCAGTGAGCCGATCGATTTGATTTGGTTGCGATTGTCACGTGATGTTTCGTCATTTTGGTATTCCGACCCGCAGCGTAAGTTTGGCTGGCGCACGGATAGATGGGCTACACCATTCTCTGCATTGCGTTGGGGCATTCCTGCGGCGTGTAATTTCGAAGGCAAGGCGATTTATCTCGATGTCGATATGGTGCTCAAAGCGGATATCGCAGAGCTGTGGCATCAGGAGATCACGACTGGCGCTATGCTCTCCAAGCCGGAAGATATTTCTGTCTCGCTTTACGACAACGCTAAGATGGCAAGAATTCTTCCACCCATCGACAAGATCAAAGAGCCGATGCAGTATCGCGATATTCGTAGAAAAATGTTGGCGAATGGTTCTGTACAGCGTTATCGCGGCAATTGGAATTGTCTGGACATGCGTAAGGATCGTGGCGGTGAGTACAGAGATTTGAACGACCCAGACATCAAGCTTCTGCACTTCACCGAGATTCCGACACAGCCGCATTTGCGCTACGCCATTCCTCGATTGGCGAAGGAAGGTCGGAAGCATTGGTACACGGTCGGTAAGCCACGTCCGCATCATCGCAAGGACGCCGTTGAGTTCTTTGATACGATGTTGAAGGAAGCGGTTGACCACGGTTACACGCTCGATCGCTATCGCAATCCGACACCGTTTGGGAACTACGGCCGATGACCGAGCAGGATTGGGATAATCTGGAACGGATATTTAAGCAGGCACGACTTGCTTATTTTGCTGGTGATGACGGTCGCTTTCATGCATTGGCTTATATGTTGCAGGTCAGTGTGAACAACTTCAAGGATGCCTATCTTGGTCAACCCACAAGAGGTGGCTTTATTTATCCCGCCGGGATTGCAGAAATTCAAACTGAGACTGTTCGAGCGGATCGGGGCGCAGATCGGCCGAGTGATCCGACATGATTTTAATTTGCTGAACCAAGTTCCTGATGACATCATACCAATAACTGGATGTAGTCCGCAGCTCGAACCGTTCTATCGCGATTGGATTGCACGCAAACGAACTTTTATTTATTGGGATCGCGGATATCTCAGGCGCGTTTTCGCGACGTGGCTTCCGCGTGGAACAGAAGGTGGGTACTACCGCTGGCACGTCAATGCTTTTCAGATGACTGAGATCAGGGATGTGCCGGAAGATCGCTGGCGTGCGCTTAATATCGGGAGTGAAGTTCGGCCGTGGCATAAGGGTGGCCGTAAGATTGTGATCGCAGATACGCTGCCGGACTATTGGAATGTGCGCGGACTGCCGCCGGATTGGTCACATAGGATGGCTGTGTATTTGAAGACGCGTACCGATAGACCGATCGTCGTGCGGCATAAAGAAAGCAAGTTGTCATTGAAGAGTGAACTTGCGGACGCGCACTGTCTTGTCGCGCATGGCAGCATCGCCGCGGTCGAGTCTGTCGTAATGGGATGTCCAGTGTTTGTCGATCAGGAATCTGCCGCGGCTTTGGTTGGGCGCGTCGGCTTCGACGACATCGAGCATCCGGTTTATCCCGATCGTTACAAATGGCTTTGCTCGCTGGCGTACAATCAGTGGAATGAAGCGGAGCTGTGCAATGGCACGCTGTTCCGAATGTTGAGCTAAGCACATGTTCATAGGTCTACTCGATGCGCAGGGGAAGGCAATACCGCCAAGGATGTTGTCGCGGGTGCCGGCTGAAATTGTAACGTGGTCGGTTGAGTGTTCTGAAAATAAAATAGTTTTTGTTAACGCTAAGAGTTTAAATATGATGGCTCATGAGACTGTTCACAACACAATTAATAAAATTGGATTGTTCAGAGAAGCCGGCGATATGAAGTCTTTTATTTCTCCGAGTGATGTGCGTGAATATTCTGGAGTTCGAAAAGGTGATTTTATGGTTCTAGAGCCACGTGCCTTGCAATTTACTTTTAATTTTAGCAGTAACCAACCGGATGTTGTTCATTTGACAGACATGATCGATAATCTGACCGATCAGTCGCTCAAACATTTACACTTCATTCATGATCTGGCCTACACGGCGACTGGTGATCTTCGTATTTTGGCGCGTAAATATTTGAGGAAGCATGGAGGCTTCATTGGGGTTCGGTGACGAGATTTTGGCTTCGGGTCTTGCCAAGGGGCTACACGC